TATCAACTGTAATATCTGATGTGAATGTACTCGTTTTATCTGTCATCGAGTATAGAATAGGAGAACCTCCATTGTACCTGATAGTGTATTCTGTATCAGTAGTATTAGCTATAATCTGAATATAACTTGCAGGGATTGCAATGTTGTCTGATACATTAGGGGTCAGGGTTACATTCTCTTCCTTGTTAAAAATATAATCATCTTGACAAAGTTCACGAGTTGTCTCGTCAATAATACTTCTAGCCAATGTCACTTCGAAAGGAAGTGTCCCAGTGAGAGCATTGATTGATGCTTCACCTATTACATTTAAGCAGATATTTACTGCGTCTAATTCTGTTGTTTTTGCTGCCATAATTTAAATTTTTTTATAAGGGGTGAAAGAGCAGGTCTACATACCTCTATGCAAACCCACTCTAGACAAAAGAAAAAAGAGGTGCTAAATAAATAACACCCCAGATTTAATTAAGCATCGTTAGTCTTCAGTTGGATAACTGAGTCTGGACGAAGGATGTCACAGCCAATAGCTTGCTTTGCATTTAGCAAATGACCCAAGCGATTTGGAATGTAGTTACTTTCAGTCGTTACACCACGAAGCAATAAAGTTGCTGCAGATGACTTGTGGAAGCAAAGACCAGATAGTTTCTCAGATGAGAAGTTACCATAGTCTACATTGCGACCAGCGCCACCAGCTTGACCTAGATAGAAAGCTCCACCAGCACCTTCAGTCACAGATGCTAATTCACCTGCGATTTGACCTAGTACTTGTGAGTTAATGATTTCAAAGCCCATGTACCAAAGAGATTTTGCCTTCCCTCTGTCACCTGTTGAGTTAAAGTCAGAGCCCATCACGTTATCTTCACCCATAAGAGCGTAGAATAGACGTGGTGGCAATGCACAGTAACGCTCAGTGTGAGGAACGAAAGCTTCGTCCATCTTTTGAGCTGCTTCTTCAATAAGAACTGCTAATTGAGTGCCAGTAAGGTCAGCGTTAGCTGTACCTGTGGCTTGTTCTGCAAGACCTGTACCTCCACGTGCTAGAGCTGAAATCAGCATAGCGTCGTGAGTGAAAGCCATAGCAGCACCTGCTTGCTTAGCCAATTCAGAGTGAATGTTGTAGTCAGCCATTGCTTGGTCCAAATCGTCCACGAATTGTGGAGCGATAATAGCCTTTTCAAGGGTGATTACTTTTTCGCCTGAAGTTGCATTAGATGCATAGTGAGCGTCGTTGGCTACTGAGCCAAAAACGTCATCGCCTGGTGCGTGTAGCTTTGACTGCTCACGCGTGAATGTTGGGAAGCTTGCGCTTGACCCTGATGTAATTACTCGCTTAGTGAGTAGAGGAGCGAATGCAACCTGTGCGTTATACGCAGTGATTACCTCTCCACCATACACTTTCAAGAAACTCATCGAATCTACTGTTACGTCTGCCATAATAATACCTCCATAGGGTTTATGTTTTTATTTGACGTTGAAGCTTGGTCTATAGACCCTACTACTTCAATTTGTTGCTGTGGAGCCAATCTTATTGAAACTCCATAATAAAAATTTTCATATACTCTTCCTATGAAGGTGTCCCAGTTACCTAATCGTAAAAAGGTACAAAGGGGCTTACAAGTCATGCGTATTTAAAAATTTGATTTGTTTACCTTAGCATATACTTTTGCACGATAAGCTTCGTCATTAGTATACCTAGGGTCGTTCATATCTGCTAACATCTGAGCTTGGCTTTCATAGCCACCAGATGATTGAGATATTGCGTCAGCCTTTATCATATTAGATGTAGGCTGAGATGATTGGTTAGCTACTTCATAACGAGCTGCTAATCCTTGTATTGCAGATTTAATTGCATCTACGTTACCTGCTTCCATAGTATTATTAAATACTTGTTGTTCAGCTTCAGTTAGACCTTGTTCAGCCCACTTATTCATTTCACCATACTGCTCTGCACCACCTACTAAATCCATCATAGCATTAACCTCGCCTTGTGCTTTATGCTCAACGAGTCCTTGATAATGGTCTAGAAGTTCTTGAGTAACACCTATTTTTTCAAAATTTTCTTTTAGCTCAGGTGTAATCTCGCCTGATTCCTGCCAGTCATTTATAGCGTGTTGGATTTTATACCTTTGAGAACCTTCCTCATACTGACCTAAGTCCTTTATATCGAAGTCACCTTCTTTGACTTTGTCAAGCATGTAATCTTTTTCCCCATCCCAAGCACCCTCCTTATCTTCAGAGCCTTCATCTGATGGGAGTGTGGTATTGTCCTCTTGCTTAGTCTCGTGGAAACCTGTTTCAAGAGCTTTGTGAGCCTTCTCAGCTTCTTCCATAGACTTGTACTTACCAAAAATTAATTTTTCTTCTGGTTTAGCATTTTCTTCATCTAGGAAAGCTTGTTGCTCTGGTGAAAAAGGCATAGGCTTCGCAGCTTCGTCTTCGAACGTAATAGAGGCAGATGTTGTCTGCTCTTCTACTACAGGGGTTAAATTTGATTTTTCTTCTGTCATAATAATTATTGTTGAGGTTCTCCCTCCTCAGGGGCAGGTGTTAATTCCTGTTGAGATTTAGCTAGGTTAGCTAATTCTTGCGCTTGAGCCATCCCTTGAGATTGCTCTTGCTGTTGAGCTTGCTGCTGCATCATTTGCATCTGCGCTTGCTGCTCAGCCATTAATTGGTCTTTAGTTTTAAGTATATCTACACCCACACTATCTTGGAGCTTACGCATAGCTTTCTCCCAATCAATCATACCTGATGCTACTTCAGGGTTAGCACCCATAGCAAGCTGGAAGAATGTACTCATACGCTCTAAGTCTGTGTTACGACCTAGTGCAGATAGACCTGTAGAAATAATTAATTTTACTTCAGGTGGTATAAATGAAATTTTTTCTTCATCTTGTAGACGAGTTATAATCAAGTGTACAAGGGGTGCCATCATCTCTGATGCTAACATAGTATAAGCACCAGCTAAAACCTTCTCCAGAGAGTTCACAATAGCGTTAATCTCTGTAGCTGTCTTAGCCCCAGGGGAAGGGATAGTAGCTTCGAGAAGGTTAAAAGCGTACGATAATCTTTGTTCGTACTGTTGAATAGCTTGCATTACAATGCTAAGGTCTGAACCTTTCTGTGATTGTAGTACTGAGACATCTGTAGATTTACCACTAATAACATCTCCATTTTCTGCTTTAGCAACATCACGTAGTCGTGTAGTTGTAGCAGGGTCCACGAAAAAAACAGTTTTAGCAGCGATAGCAGCTGATTCTACAACTGACTTAGATAAAGCTTCTAATGACTTTAAATCGCCTGCAACTGTTTCAACATAACTACGACCATAACTCTCACCTGTGTTACGAGATAGACGTAATGGAAGCCAAGGTAAATCTTCAGCTGAAAAGTAAGATTTAGTATCTTTTAAAATTTTTCCTTCGACTTCTTGATATGCATAGTAAGTGCCATCATCTTGTAGCTCTATACACGTATATAAGCAGATATCCTTATCAGATGCCAAGCCTCCACCATTCATATCTGATGGAAGCTCGATATCTATATCTAAGGACTTAGCTACTGTCTGTGAAATAGTTTCTTTAATTGTGATATCAGTAATTGAGCCTTCGACATCACGATGAGTTACATAATCCTCCAAAGAGTAATTACGAATATTACCATCAGGTTGAACGTATAGTAGCGTATTGCCACTAATTAATAAATTTTTTACTGCCTCAAAGATGGTAGAGCGTAGATTCTTTGATTCAATCTCCTCTAGGATTTGTATTTCAATCTTACCTAAGCTTTCTTCTACTTCACCTTTGATGTGTTCTGCATCTTCACCAAACTGTTCAAAGTCCTGGTCTGATACAAGTAACCTAAAGAAGGGTGTTCCAGCTGGAAATAAGCTAAGCAACATATTAGAAGCCAAATTAGTAACCCCTCTTGCACCAACTGATTGGTATGGGGTTTGGTAACTTGTATTCGAATCATCACTTGCGTCTCTAACCACCATAGGAAGGGTTAGCTTTGAACAAGACCTACCTCTTTGTAAGAAGATTTCACGCTCATTCTCTAGTTGCTTATATCTTTCTGCACCCATAATATTTATAAATTACTGCCTCCAGACAGCTTTAAGGATTGATATCCATGTTTACCTGCCTCAGAATACCTACCAGTTCCACTTGAAACATTACTACCAACCTTCTGTTTGCTGATTTTTAATTTTTTCATTTTATCTGTCTTCTGATGACCACTAGCGCCACGCTTAGCTCTATCTTTAATTTGGTCCATGTTGGCTTTATGTCTATCCATTGACCTTCCAAGCTCTTTGAAAATAAAATCAAACATTTTATTTTGCTGTGTCATATCCTGTCCTTTATCGAATTTCGTAACCCCTGAATAGTTTTGAAGAGTCTTACCTTTAAGGTGGGGCATAGATTGTTCTACTTCTGCTCTTGTTTGAAAACCTTTTGAGGTGAGATATGTGTCGCTATTGTAGGCACGCTTAAGGAGCCTATTAAAAACTGTTTTCTGCTTACCCTTTAGAGCTTCTCGATTACGCTTATGTTCCTCATGTTTTTCCTCTTTTGCATTATTACCTTTGTTAATCCCAAGAGCACGTCCAAATCGTTTTAATAAATTCATAACTTTTCCTAGACGTTAGCGCCAGTGCCTTTATTTCTATTCACGCCCAGCTGAGCGAAAGTAGACATCTCAACGCCACCTGTATTTGCATTAGGGTCTTTGTCTTGAACTTTAACAGCTTGCTCTTGTACGCCTTGCTTAAGAAGTTGCGCTTTAGCTTTCTCTTGTGCTTTAACTTCCTGACGAGCGTCTTTCGCATCATCACGAGCTTGCTCAGCTCTTTCTCCTGAACGTTTAGCGCCATAAGCACCTTGAGCGACCATTGCACCCATAAGCCAGTTTGCTACAATTGGGGCAGCCATTAGTTGACTCCTCCTGAAAATTTTAAAATGTAATGTATAATCATGATTTAAATGAGATTGTTTTCTCTAAACCACTGACTCCCTAATACCTTGATATAAAGGGAGTTACAAACTGCAATATTTTATTTTTTCTGTTCTTCGTGTAGATGTTTTAACAAGTTCACAAGCTCACGCTTACCTGAGTAGAACATGATAGCATCCTTACTATCCTCAGGCTTCCAATCCATAGGGTGTATTAATGCATCAAGATACTCAATGAGAGCCTTGGATATATGAGGGGGTTTATTAAATTTTTTATTCATCATCGTCTAGGATATCGTAAGGGGACAGACCAGGACCACCTACATCATAGCATTGATAAGCTGGTGGAATAGGAGGTAGGTCCTTTAAAAGCTCATCTATCTCTGCTATAGCATCAAGATGGTGTTGCTTCTCGTTATTGTAAAACTCATGCGTTTTAACTATTGTAATATAATCATTGTTCTGTATCATTTGGGGTTTCCTCAGCTTGTGCATTTTTAATTTTTTCCATTACCTCATGCCATTGGTCTGAGATATGTTTCTCAGCTTTAACGTTCCCTGCCTTTACCCAGGCTCTATAAGTGGCATATCCAGGTTCCTTCTTAGGATGTCTGAATACCAACTCATGGGTCACACCTTTGTACCAGTGCGTGTAATAGAACTCGTATATAGAGTCCTCTTTAATAAGTTTGTATTTGTTTAATCTCATGATTTAATTTTTTTTGATACCTTGTCAACGTAGCCATCTATAAGGTTTTGTATGTGTTCATGCACTTCGATGTAAACCATAGGTTCCATCAAATGCCCTGTCTTGCGATGATGAGCTTCAAGGGACACAATCTGAATATCATCGTAATACGCTATCCCTTCTAGGGAGTCTGCTATACATCCAAATAAACCTTCAACATCAGCACGACGTTTATTATTAGTAAAAATTTTAATAAGGATTGTCACTGGACCTTTAAAAGGGTCAGAGATGTCCTGCGATGCGAAGTCAGCTGATAGCTCCTTCTTTCTTTTGGTGTACGCAGCAGGCATATAAGCGTGTCCTTTGGCGAACCTAGGACGAGGCTTAGTAATAACGTTTAGTTTGGTATTAAAAATTTTCATTTTATTCTTCATCATCAGAGGGTTCCCACTCGCCTAAACCTTCTGTATCAGGGAACTCAAGATAGAGAGCTCTTTCAGTATCTGATTTAATAAGGTAGAATGTACGAGTATTTTTTTTATGTTCCATGTAGTCCTTTACAGTTGAGTATAAAGGTCTATCAATCTTATCTGGTAGCATAGAGGGGTGAGTCTTAGTCTTTATTACCCTTCTACAACCACACATAGTTCTAAGTATCATTTTCATTAGTGGTATATGTAAGGAGACTCTAGTATCTCCTCAAAATTTAAATTTCCTATAACAGGCAAGTCAGGCAATGGTATTTTATGTTGCTCTTCTATTTGCTCCTTGAAGTCAGCCATAATATCGAAAGAAAATAAATTTTTTATACTCTCTCGTATCTGCTCGTAGAACAAGTTAGCATCAGCTGCTCTGTAGTATACTGAGTCATGCACAAGGCTAAATGGTATGTTATTAGGAATTGATTCAACTATATCATATAGAATAGCAGCATCCAGAGCATGTATTATGTTAGGGACAGAAGCGTTAACTGATTTACCTTGGGAAATTACATCAGTCTCTTCAGAATAAGAAACATATAAAAATTTTCCTTGGGTCACAGTTCTTACCTGCTTTGCCTTGCTTTTACGATATCTAGAAACCAGTCGAAATCCAGTTGGCATATCTAGCTCAATATCCTTGTTCAACATAGCTAGAGTCTTAGCAACCTTCTTAAACCATTCCATCCCTAGAGTAGCTCCTTTAACTGTGTCATTAACAGCTTCAGCTACTCTAGTTTTGAGGTATTTATCTACCTGTACATAATCATCTGTGTTGGGAGGTCTGTGCTCATTAATCCACTCTTGGACATACTTGTTTAATCCATATCTGGACAAGGAGTATACAGATGTCATCAGAATACGCTTTACTAGGTTTCTTGAATTTTTTCCTTTGAGTTCATTTAACCAGTATTTAGCATATCCTGAGACAGGTTGTAATGTACTATTGGCATCTTGCTCTAATAATACTTTTAATACCTGTAGACACTCTATGTACACATCAGAAGGAACTTGGGAACCATTATCTAATACATTGGTTCTTACACAGCCCTCATGGTCACGTAGGAGCAGAGAGAGTATCTGAAGTCCACTTGAAGAAGCATCTGATGCAATCCTTAGACCAGATTCATAGTTCTCAGGGTCATCCAAATAAGCAGCACAATCGAAGCAGAAAGCCAGATAGCTGAAAGGAGAGTCACAATCCTTCCAAAGATTGAGATGTTTGATAGGGTCCTGCGCAATAAGTTTGATTTCATTTTCTTTTTTTTCAATAAATTGGTATCTGTCTTGATATGAAAGCTTATCAGCCCCATAACAGTTGGCACCATGTACGTAATAGAAAAATTTTACTTCTTCATCTATAGGTGCCTTGCTAGTAAACTGTAATAGAGCCTTACTTAAATCATTGCCTTGGGGGTTCAAATAGTCTCCCCTGTAATACAAGCGACCTCTAAAGTCTAAATAGCATGGCATGTAACAATGGTGCTCTGATAGTAACTCCTCTGCTATACCTAATGTCCTAGCCATGTTATATCTTTTACCTTTAAGTGAGTTAGCTCTTTCTTTTGCTTGAAAATAAATTTTTCTTTCTTCCTTCGTAGTACCATACTCAGGTAAATCAGAAGTATGGGCTGGAATCCCTGCTTGGGCTATACCCTCTGAGAACAACAGAGAAGCTGTCTGATAGACTTTCTCATCAATACTGTAAGGTATACTCTGAGTACTGTTTAAGACTCCCTTGATGTGTTCTATGCTGTCTGATGAAGCTATAGCATCTAGTTGGTCCTTGGTACGATATTGCAATGAAGATTTATTATTTAAAACATCAAATGCATATCCTCCTATCAGCTCATCATTGACAGGTATAGGAAAGGCTGTTATAGGCTTACGAAGAGGTTCTAAGTTGAGATTATGTCTCAGGAAGCCTTCATAATGTTTCTCAAAGTCCTCCTCTAGAATACATACACGATATCTCTTGTTATTAATATACTTGTATTCATACTTAATAATCTTAGCCTTAGACTCTATGGCATTAAGGATATCAGTTCCAATACGAATTATTTTATTTTTTTCTATCTTCTCTGGCTTGTATTCACGCAGCTTAGTTACTATCTTGCGACGAGATAACTTAGGGTCCAACTTAAGGTCCTGAGCGTGGAACTCCTGGATAACAGCATTGCCAATCTTAAGAGCGAGCACAGTAGCCTTCTGCTCAGGTTGTAAAAAATTTATAATAGTTGCTAATCCAATGTAAGCTTGGGTAGAAACAGGAAGGATATCAGAGGTCAGACAGGATGCTACCTTATCGAGATTAGAAGAGATTA